ACAAGCCCCTGATCGTGTGCCTTGTCTATCATTCTGAAAATCCAATCTCTTTTAAATTCTGCCTGTTTATTCATAAGAAGCCCCTTTGATAGCTAGAAAAGCATAGCCCCCCGCCACTATAAAGCATAGAAGCGAAGCGAATAAGCCTATAAACTCTAGGCAATAAACACCTAGAACCGATAGAAGCGTAGATTGTAAAGCCCTTATTAATTCATACATGGTTAAGCCCTCTTTAATAGTTATTATTGACATAATCAAGCAAGGAAGCCTTGATAGATTGGCTATCTATGTTTTGATAGTCTTTATTGATAAGATTAGTTAAAAGGCTTGTATAGTTCTCATCATCTAATAATAGATGACTATCTATTAAAGCCTCATTGACTATTGCGCTATGAATTGCATTAGCTATTGCATAATTAATATTCATTTTTAACCCCTTTCGTTGATAAATAAGGCCTCTCTAAGCCTTAAAGATATTAGATCAAATAATTTAAAAGAATGCAAGTTATTTATACAATTTCGTTAATTGACTGAAAGCCCCCAATAATGCGCATGGATAGCGAAGCGAAAAAGCCCCGCCTATGTTTAAATAGCAATAGAGCGTATAGGATAACATCATCATGATTGGTTAATAGGTTAGTATTACCTGATAAGAGATAATAGCGTATAGAGCGATTATGAAAGCCGAAATACTAGCTTCTTATAATTAAATACTATATAATGGCCTTTTCTTATTCGTTCCTGTTATATACCCATAATTATGAAGCTAACCCGAAAGCAAATTAAAGAAGGCCTCGAAGCTACCCCGATAGATACCTTACTTATCGGAAGCCCTAAGACATTGACCAAGAAGCAAAAAGAATTTGCGGAAGCATTAGCAAAGACAGGCAATAAAGCGGAAGCATACCGACAAGCCTATGACACTCACTCAAGTCCGAATATTCAGAGCCTCGAAGGCCAACGCTTAGCAAAAAACCCTATTATCGCTCTACAGGTTGAAGCGATAAAGCTATCTCTGGAAGCTCAGAAATATCTTTTACCCGCTCATTTAAGGGCGCTCACTATCCAAAAGCTAACAGAAAAGGCACTCGACCCCGATGTTAATCACGCTCAACAGATCAAGGCGCTTGAATTACTCGGTAAGATAACAGAGGTCGCTCTATTCTCAGAGCGTAAAGAGATCATCACGACTGACACCAGCGCAACCGCTAAAGACAGGCTTATAGATACCCTAGCGAAAGCGATCAGGTCATCATCAAATATTAGCTTGGATAAGAAGCAAGAGGCGGAAAGCCTACTCAATGAGATAACAGGCGGTTCTTTGGCCAATCCTAACCCCGAAACGATAGAAGCGGAAGATCATCTATCAAATGAAAGCCAAGCGGAAGAGATCGAGGAAGGCTTGACCCCACCCGACCCGACCCCCCAAATTGCAGAAAATTTTGAGGATGACCTAAGCCATACTATTCCAGACAAACAATCCGCATCTATATCCGCAACCACCCCTATCGAAACAGAAACCACACAGGGGGAGGGGGTATCTGATTTTTGGGAGCAGTTTGAAGAGACGCACACAGAAACACCCCCCCTTAGTTCTTCTGGGTCCCATACACCCCCAGTAGATATTTCTAACCCAAATTGGAAGGAAGCGTAATGGAAAGGATTGATGTCTCCTATATGTATGTTCACCTCACATGGTCTCTATGGTTCTTTATCTACCTTATGGCTTGTCTATATGGTCTTTATACCATATGGGCTGATCTACAAGAAGATGGGGGGCAAAAAGAAAATTGGATCTTATTTGGGTTGGTTTTAACATGGTTGGTAGTTGCTTTTATTGTTTATAGAATTACGGAGTCTGTATGAAAGAGTATGAGTACGAGCTTGATAAGTCCACAGGTGAAGTGGTTAAGAGGTATATTAGTATGATTAACAATGATGGGTTTAAAAAGGTTAAGGCACTAGACTACAGCCCAGAGTTTACTTATTGGTATGAAAGAATCTACTTACAAAGCCCAAGCCTATCTTCATTGGAGTATGACGATGAGAAGATGTGGGAAGCATGGAAGGCAGCTAAAGAACTTGGAGTTAAGGACCTATAAGTATGACCCCAGCACAAAAAGAAATATTCTTGATAGTAGACGAATTCTGGAAGACCTATGGCTTTGGTCCGACTATAGATGATGTGATGCGTCTAACGGGCGAAAGAGGTAGGGGGAATGTGGCCCGTAAGATGCAGATACTTATCGAGATAGGGGTTTGCAAAGGGGTGAAGGGCAGGTCACGCTCTATTCGTCCAGCAGGGTTAAGGGTACGAGATCTTGATTAGTTTTCATCTACATAGATTTAGCCTATATTTAAACTGGAGTATTAAGCCAGTGCAAAGCCGTAGAAAGCGTATAAGAAGTAATGGGTTTAATTGGTATGCTCAAGTAAGGAGCAATCGTTATTGGAATGCTAAAGCTAAAAGGCTACAAGCTAGATTTAGGCATGACATATGAGCGATAAAGTCGTAGAACTGATGAATCTACTATCTCCTGAAGAACAGCAGATGGTATTAGAACAGGTCAGAGAATATGACAACGCCTTACTTCGTGAAGAAGGTCAAGAAGACTTTATGAAGTTTGTTACGACCATGTGGCCAGGATTTATTCATGGTAGGCATCATGTCTTAATGGCGAGGAAGTTTGAACAGATTGCTAATGGTGAGATTAAAAGATTAATCATTAATATGCCTCCAAGACACACAAAGTCTGAGTTTGCATCGTTTATGTTGCCAGCTTGGTTTTTAGGAAGGTTTCCAGGTAAGAAGATCATTCAGTGCTCAAATACAGCAGAACTTGCAGTTGGGTTTGGACGAAAGGTAAGAAATCTGGTAGACTCTGAAGTCTATGCCAAAATATTCCCAAACGTTGCCCTTCGTTCTGACTCTAAAGCTGCTGGTCGCTGGAGTACTAATGCTAATGGTGAGTATTTTGCTATCGGTGTTGGTGGTACTGTCACTGGTAAAGGAGCTGATCTTCTCATCATTGATGACCCGCATTCGGAACAGGAAGCAGCGTTAGCCGCAGGCGACCCTAGCGTATACGATAAAGTATTTGAGTGGTACACATCTGGTCCACGTCAGCGTTTACAACCAGGTGGTTCAATTGTAGTCGTTATGACTCGTTGGGCTAAACGAGACCTGACTGGAAGAATCTTACAATCCATGACTGATCGTGATGGCGATGAATGGGAGATTATAGAACTTCCAGCTATTCTACCTTCAGAGAAACCTTTATGGCCAGAGTTCTGGTCTTACGATGAATTAAGCAAATTAAGAATAGAGTTGCCGTTAAGTAAATGGCAAGCTCAGTATCAACAAGACCCCACTTCTGAAGAAGGTGCGCTAGTTAAGCGTGAATGGTGGCAAGAGTGGGAGGCAGAAACTCCACCTTACTGTCAGTTTATTATTCAGTCATGGGATACTGCATTTACTAAGAATGAGCGTTCTGACTATTCAGCATGCACAACATGGGGAGTATTTTATAAAGACGAGAATGAAAATGACCCTCATATTATTCTTCTTGATGCTCTTAAAGAGCGGATGGAATTCCCAGAACTTAAAGCAAGAGCTTTGGAGTACTACCAAGAATGGCAACCAGATGCATTTATTATCGAAGCAAAGGCCTCTGGAGCCCCGCTAGTCTTTGAATTAAGAAGGATGGGAATACCCGTTCAAGAGTTTACACCGACCCGTGGAAACGATAAAATAAGCAGATTAAACTCTGTAACAGATTTATTTGCATCTGGCAAGGTGTGGGCTCCAAGAAAGCGTTGGGCCGAAGAAGTCATAGAAGAGATGGCAGCTTTTCCAAATTCAGACCACGATGACTTAGTGGACTCTTCAACCCAAGCTCTTATTCGGTTTAGAAAGGGAGGATTCGTTAATCTTCCAACAGACGAACCAGATGAACCAAGAGAATTTAGACGCAAGACAGCATATTACTAAGGAAAAATTATGGCAATCGACAAAGCACTATATGAGTTACCACAAGGATTAGAAAGTATCAATCAATCTCCACCAGTAGAAATTGAAATTGAAGATCCAGAATCTGTAAAGATTAGCATGGACGGATTAGAGATTGATATTGAAAAAGCAGAAGACAATGAAGAGTTTAATAAAAACTTAGCTGAAGAATTGACTGAAGGTGAATTAACTCTTTTAGCTGGAGATTTAATTGGTGATTTTGATGGAGACGTAGCATCTCGTAAAGACTGGATTCAAACTTATGTCGATGGTTTAGAATTACTTGGTCTGAAAATTGAAGAACGTTCAGAGCCATGGGATGGTGCATGTGGGGTCTACCACCCAATCTTAGCTGAAGCGGTTACTAAATTCCAATCAGAAACAATCATGGATACTTTCCCAGCATCTGGTCCAGTAAAGGGCGAGATCATTGGAAAAGAAACCCAAGAGAAAAAAGATGCGATGGAACGTGTCGTTGATGACATGAACTATGAGTTGACCGAAAAGATGACTGAGTATCGCTCAGAACATGAACGCATGTTATGGGGCACAGCATTATCTGGTAACGGTTTTAAAAAGGTTTATGTAGATCCAGGTCTTGATCGTCAAGTATCTATCTATGTACCTTCAGAAGATTTAGTTGTACCTTATGGTGCTTCTAATTTAGAAACTGCAGAGCGTGTATCCCACGTCATGCGTAAAACAGAAAATGAATTATTAAGATTACAACTTGATGGCTTCTATCGTGATGTTGAATTAGGTGCGCCACAAAATACATTAGATGAAGTTGAGAAAAAGATTGCAGAGAAGTTAGGCTTCCGTGCAACAACAGATTCAAGATATAAATTAATTGAAATGCAAGTTGATTTAGACTTGCCTGGATTTGAACATGAAGATGATAAAGGAAATAAAACTGGTCTTAAACTTCCTTATATTGTAACGATTGAATACGGTAGCATGACAGTGCTTGCTGTAAGACGTAACTGGGAACCAGATGATGAGACATATCAAAAACGTCAACACTTTGTTCACTATCCATACATCCCAGGCTTTGGATTCTATGCATTTGGTCTTATTCACTTAATCGGTGGATTTGCTAAGTCTGGTACATCTATCTTACGTCAATTAGTAGACGCTGGATCACTCGCTAACCTTCCAGGTGGATTCAAAACTCGTGGCCTAAGAGTAAAAGGCGATGATACACCGATTGCTCCAGGTGAATTTAGAGATGTAGACGTACCTTCTGGCACGATGAAAGATAACATCATGCCATTACCTTACAAAGAACCATCACAAACACTCATTCAACTACTCAATCAGATCATTGAAGAGGGTAGAAGATTTGCAGCTGCAGGTGATTTGAAGGTTTCTGACATGTCTGCTAACTCACCAGTAGGCACAACACTAGCTATTTTAGAAAGAACACTCAAAGTAATGAGTGCAATTCAAGCTCGTATGCACTTTTCAATGAAAAATGAGTTCAAATTACTCAAAAAAATCATTGCAAGCTATGCTCCAGCTGATTATTCATACGAACCAGCGACAGGAAACAAGCGTGCTCGTAGATCAGACTATGAAATGATCAATATTATCCCTGTTTCTGACCCAAATGCGGCCACAATGAGTCAAAAAGTGGTGCAATACCAAGCAGTTTTACAATTATCACAAACAGCACCTCAACTTTACAACCTACCATACCTA